CTTTCAACTAACCCTTGTTTTGTTGTATCTAATGCTGCTAAAAGCTCAACTTCACTCGAAGCAAAAGCCCTTACCGTTTCGTGAGCTTCTTCTTGCGCCTGCGCAAGGGCATATTGTGCCGCTCCAGCCGTTTCAGTAGAGTTCTCATACGCATCAATAGATGCCTTAGCCGCTACAAAACCTTTCCTTAAATCTACTAATGCTTGAAGGTCTTCAACAAGATCATCTTTTAGCTTGGCGCTTTTTATGGCCTGCTGACCAAGAAGATATCGCCTTTGCGACTCGGTAATATCCTTGAATTCTTTATTTAACTCAGCGATACGTTCAGCCAAAGTTTTAACTGTTTCAGCAGACTTCTTCATTGAGGGGAAAAGAGATGTAGCTACAGCGGCGCTCACAGCAAGTAACGCACCAATAACCGCGCCGTGAGGTCCGAAAAGAGATGCAATCTGAGAACCCTGCTGACCAAACACCAGCATGGCGTTCTGCCCCATCTGAAGCTGTACAGCGATATCCTGTACCTGGTGGCCTACTTGACCTAAACCACCACGCATAAAGCGAAATTGTTGAGTTAATGCGCCACTTGATTTAGCTAATGCGATTTGCTTGTCACGGAAAATTTGAGCTGATTTAACGGCATCCAACTGAACTTTGCTGGCACCCATCATCTGGAGCTTCATCAACTCCAGTTCGTTAGTGGTTTTACCAACAGCATTACCCTCAAGCAAGAGTGCCTGAGTTAGGTTTTTAACTTGCTTTTCAACCTGCTGGGTAGAGCTGTTAAATGTCGCATAGACCTGCGAGAATTTATCCTCACCTTTTAGCTGAATTACTACGGTTTCTGCTGCCATCTTCCTTTTCTCTTTTCAGCTTGATAAAAGTAAACCAGTGATTAAACTCATCAACGGTCATAGCGTATATGGTCGAAAGTGGTTGACCAAGGTAGTCAGCCAAGCTGTACATATTATACAGCTCGGTGACATTTCCTTGATCATCGATTAGTTTTTTTCGCGTCCTTCTTCAGTCTCTGCATCAGGAGTTAGAATAAAACTAGCGATTCTTGATACCACTTCTGGGTCAGCATTTCTGCGTAACTTAACCTTGTCACCAATATCAAATAAAGACTCACCTTTCTCATCAGTTGTTCCATAAATAATGGAGTAAACCAAATAATCAGTGGTGTCACCATCCGCTCTACTCATCCACTTAGACTTGTCGTCTAAAGATAGGTTTTTGGTATAGACAGTAACATCCCATTCTTCGACATATAGTTTCCGAATAGCTTTAGTATTGAAGTGTGATACAGCAGTATCAATTAGTTTTCCCATGTTTTACACCGTGCCAGTAGTTAACGCGCCATTGCCGGTGACAGAGAAAGAAGCCTCAACAAGGCCATCAAAAGATGCTGATTTGCTTACAGATGTAACAATGCAAGCACCTGACCATTCCACATCACCAGTGTTATTTCCAGTAGGATACAGGTTTATTGTAATTTCTGCACCTTCTACAACTAACAGTTGACCAGTAGTGTCTGCGTCATCCCAAATAGCATTGAACGATGAAGTCCAAGACTTAAGAGTTGGCTTGTGAGTAACCCAAGAGTCACCCATAACGGTATCAGATACTGTTTCTGAAGTACTCTCAAGAGACCAATCTTTAATTTCAGCGACAGCGTTTGCACCAACGTAGACTGCGCCATTTTTACCTGTGTATGTTGCCATTTCTAAATACCTCTAAGCGCCATAGCGCATTAATTAACGTAAGCGAAAATCGCCATTAAATTGCCACATCAGGGTTGTTTTCTCTAACCCGATATAACACATCAACAGTCATAGTAGCCACCGCAACAGGCTGATCACCATCACCATTAAAGTCTGCTGAAAAATCAGAAATCATTACATTTGCCGCATTGCCATTAAGGGTTATATCAGAATACAAAGCCTCTTCAACCTCAAGACAAATTTGATCCAAGGAATTATCGTATCCGCTTACGCCTTTGACGTAAACTTCCAGCGTAAAGCTGACTGTTCTTTCCTGAATCCTGGGCAGCCCCATAGTTGAATACTCAACATTTTCACTCTTGCTGAATATCAAAAGACCGGGCAGCTTATTTGCTGCTAAGGGGTAAACTCTACTTTGATATATGTTGCTACCAGTAGTAGACAAGCCAGTTAAAGTAGATGTTATCTGGTCTCTCAGCAGCTTTCTGACATGAGCCATTATTGTGCCTCTAAAGCAATCTCAGTAATTCCAGTTCCGTCAGCCATGATAACTCTAGCAATATAACTTGACGATCTAATAGTAAAAAGGTCACCTTCAGAAATGCCAAAAACATCGCTAGTTTTAACAGTAAGCCTTGGTTGCTCAACTGCAAATGAAACAGAACCACCAGAATCAACAGCTTCATATGTATTGTCAAAAATACCTGAAATAAAGCTAGAAGATCTATTAAAAGGCTTAAATTTAACAAGCTCGCCAAAGTCAGCGAGCATTATTGCGCGTTCAATTCCAGTCTCAATAGCCATTACTTAAACTTAGACCGCTTCTTAACTTTCGGTGCAGATTCAGTCACTTCGATGCTGCGATCTTCTAATACGACAGACTCAGCAACAGGAATCAAGCGACCCATTCCCATCAGGTTTTCCAATACACGCTTGTCATCTACTTCAACATGAGCGCCAACTTTATGGGTTTTACCGTGGATAACGCAGCTTTTAATTACTTCATATTTCATAACATTCTCCTTTAATAATGCCAACTCAACGAATTGACATAAGTAAAGAAGAGGGGCCGAAGCCCCTCGACTAATTACGCGCCATCGTTACCGATTGCAAAGCTAACAGCGTGACGTACTGCAACATCAACTGACTGCAAAGCAACCAGACGAATAGTACCGCTCTTAGACAAGCTGTATGGATCAACAGTAAGATCCAAGCCGCCAAACATACCGATAAGAAGGTCATCAAAGTTACCGAAGTAAAGGTTTCCAGAAGTAGCCTGGTTGGAAACGATTCCGCGATATCCGTTGACGGTGCCGCCTGGCTCAACTACGAACTGAGCAGTGTTAGCAGCTTTCTCAGTAGTCTTCAGAGCGCCGTACATGCCAGCAGGCATGATGTAAGACAGGTTGCCCATCAGAGCATTGTCTTCAGCTACAGCAGTCTCAAGAGTTACCACCTCAGCAAAGGTTGGGTTAGCAGCAGCAAAGTTAGTTACTGAGTTAACGCCATTAGTGTTTAGGATACCAGTAGGCTGACCGTTTGCGCCAGTTCCTTCCAGACCAGCCTTATCGATTGCGATTGCAAGAGCGCGGCTCAGGTCATCACGAATCAGGGCTTCAACATCCAAGCTAGATTGGATCAACAGTTGACGAGTTACGTCAGTGAAAGCACCGAGAGTCTTAGGGGCCAAAGACACCTGACCAACAGTCATTTCGCTTTCAGTAGAATCGCCACCTTCAGTTGCAATCCAAGCAGCAGTAGATGCAGCACTCTTACGAGGGATCTTAACGTCGCCGCTCAAACCGCCCAGCATACGAGCGCCAGCTTGCATGACAGAAGAAGAGTTGCGAAGTGCATCGATGAAGTCACCGCCACGGAAGTCATCAGAGAACAGAGCAGCATCATCACCGCTGTTCATGTCACGCTTCCAAGTGCGAAGTACTTCAGCAGGAAGCATCAGACCTTGTGCAGTAGTTCCGTACTGGTCGGCAGCAGCTCGTGAACACTCAAACTCAAAAGCAGCAGCTTCTTGAGCGCGGCGATCAGTTGGGTTTGCAAGTGCGTTAACAGCACGAGCCAAGCTGAACTTACGAACTTCTTTTTTGCTCATACCAACGGACTGATCTTCCAAGCCACGCTGTGAACCAATAGTTTCTAACAACTCACCACGAAACTCTTCGATGCTACGGCCTTCGCTAATTGCTTTGCGAGCCATTTCACCTTGATTGTGACGAGATCCAAGCTCAACGATCTGAGCTGCGTTACGTTGTGCGGATTGCTGTGCTTCAGCTTTTACCGCTTCGATATCAACTTCTGACATAGTATTTCTCTCTTTAAATGAAGTTTTAATTACGGGTTTATGTGAAGGTTCGCTCGACCGCCCAACGCCAACTGTCATATCGGCAGGAATAGACACCAAACTTGCTTCTACAGGCTTCCACGACTTGGCACGATATGTGTCTTTATTGCGTGAATCCTTTTCCATCTTGCTGATAGCATAACCAACCGAAATGTTGGCTTTAATACCATCAACAACATCAGAGAATGCCTCACGGGCTAGCTCGCCTTTTCCAAAGCGAACCTTTGCGCGCAGTCTACGCGATTGCCCATCAAGTTCTACTGATTCTATAACACCAACCTGCTTCTCTGGATCGTGATCCAACAGCAGCGGTGCGCGACCAGACGCTAAGAACGACAAATCAATCGCCTCGGCAGTATGGTCCAATATCTCTTTACCGAATGAACGCTCAACAGGCTCTTCACTTGAAATAGCTATTTGGACAGTTCTCTTCTCCTCATCAATAGGAGACATATCGAGTGCCATCGATCTGTGCTTAACTTCAACGCCTTTACGCTCGGTCGGAGTATCGTCTTCAATGGCTTCTTCAGCAGCTTCTTCAACTACCTCTTCAACCACGGCTTCTACCTCTTCGGCAGAACGCTCAATAACTTCTTCCTCGACAACTACACCTTCTAATTCTTCGTTGTCCATAGTAATAACCTCTTCACTTCGATCATCGTTAATTTGATTTGCGATTCTACGCGACCATGAGAATCCTGCATCTCCACCCCACAAAGCCCATGCAATCCTGCCTGCTGATGGATAACCTTCCTCTCCTGGGCTAAATCCCTCGGCCTTCTTATCAACCTCATGCCGAGAGAAGAATGAATACATTCTCTTAACGGTATCGAAAGAAAGATCCTTGCGATTCTTAATGTCCCTGGCGCGAGCCACACCAACTTCAGTGCCTCCCCGACCATATTCTTCTCGCCAATCAAGACCCCGGTTGGCTTCTGAGACCATTCCGTCACTAGGACGGGTATTTATCTCTTTACCCTTATACTTCGGCATCATCATCCTCGATTATATCAGGATTTACAGAGTTTAGCGTAACTCCGAAAGGCTCCAGCGCATATCTGACACCAAACTGCTCGGCGATATCACGATCCCTAGCAATCTGCGAGACTAACTCTTCAACATCCTTGCCGTACTGCGATGCAACGTCCTGAAGGCTCAACACGCCGTTCTTCAGCCCCATTACAGCAGCATTCATCTCTTTCTGCGGGTCAACCCAGCTCCAAGCCTTGCCTCTGAACTCAGCAGCATCAGAAAACCGCTCATACTGGCGTAAAGGTATGCCAAAGCTGTTAATTTCCATCGCAGCGCCAAGCCACTCGTCAAACACGATGCGAACAAAGTGCTGAATCATAAATGCTTGCAGGTTACGGTACTGATCTCGCTCTTCAAGAGCACCCTGACGGATAGAGCTGTAGCTAGTAGACTCTAAATCGTTAGACAGGCTGGTGTAACTAACACCCAGAGACGATGCAATACCCTTTAAAACGGCTTTATGAAATACATCAAACTCGTTATTTGGGTACTGCGGATCAAAGCTTTTGAAGTCAACTCCATTAGGAAGCTGGTGGAAAGTGCCTGGAGACGCTTCCATTATAGGCATATTGTTATCTAAATCGTCAGCCACGAAGCCGTCGCCAGTCGGAGAGGTGAAAAAACCCATCTTAGACGCACCAATTCGTGCATTTACGATGGCAGCCTCTCTCAGAGCGCCCAATTGCTTAATTGACGCTAAAGCTGGTGAAATCCAAGGCTCTCCTCGCGTCTGACCAGCTCTCATCGGGTCATACAGGTGAATCATTCGGTCAGCAGGGATTCTAATGTGTTTTGGCGACTTCCCGGAGGTCGTGTAGTCGTAATCACCAGGGTGATAGCTCAAAACGTGGTAAGCAACAGGCTTTTTGAACTTGTTTAGCTCAATACCCATGCGAACTTCATTGCCATTGGCCAATCTTTCGTTCTTTTGCTCGTCTACTTGGTCAGGTTCGATGAATTCTAGTGCGAATGAATCGTGAAAATCTGCCCCGCGATGCTTAACAATGAACACTTCACCATCACGACCAAGGCATTCAATAGCTAGTTTCTGAGCATCAAGCCAAGATAATTTTCCGTCAACAGTGCATCGGCCTAGCTTTCCCCACTGCTTAAACGCCATTTCAACACGCTGGTTGCCGTCACGGTCTAGCTTACCGACACTATCAAGTGCTTTTATCTGAACGCCGAACCCTTTATCGCCAATTACGTTAGTTTTTAGCAATGTCAGGTATCGTTTTACGTATTCGTTGTTTCGAGCAAGGTCTCGTGCCCTAGATCGAAGAATTCGTATTGCTGGACGTAATTCACTGTCCGCACTTCGCTCAGAGGCTTTAAAGTCGGCAAACAAGTAACCTGTATTGGCACCTTGATACGAACGCTTAAAGATTTTATTCTTTGGCTCAGGCTTGGCCTTAAATCGGTCAAATAATCCCACTTAAAACCTCACTTGTATAGTTGCTGCGCCCTTACGACCTTGGGCAATGTCCAACTTTTGATTCTCCTTCACAACTTCAGACTTATAGAAGTTGCGAGCATCAATCAACTCTTGGAATGTCATCTTGGTCAAGGATCGACCTGCAATCGAGTAGCTAGAAACGTCAGCATCCGCTTTACCAGATAAAACTGTTTCTATTTTAGATAGCATGATCTCAGCATGACTACGCGGATCAGCCGAAGCATCATCCAAATCAGGAATTACTGATAGGTATCCTCGATCAACAACTACTCTTTCATTATCTGAGTTTCTTTTTATTTCAAGCTGGTAATGATAATCGCCTTTAATAAATGCAGAACTAGTGGTGCTGGAAACTGTAGCTAAATAATGACTAGTATGACCTGTCATTTCAATAGTTATTTCACCAGATCCGCCAGTTACTTTAGCGACATAACTTGCAGTGTATAAATCAGTAGGGTAATCAGAAACAAGATCAGAGCGCTTCCACTGAAGAAAGTCGCCAACTACAATTGATCCTGGCTCACCTTCTGGGGCATTGGTCGCGTCAAAAGCATTCGCCATTTATCTTTCCTCTAGCGCCATGAGTTAACAAATCCTTTTTGTAACTTAGGTACAAAAGGAGTCTGTTGTTGTTTAGGCTTAACGTCTTCAGTAACTCTCATATCACTATCACGCTTATTAGCTATACTATTAACGTCAATATTTAATATGGCATACGCAGCTATCGCGTATACGAAGCAATCCAAAGCCTCATTCCTTGGTCTAATCTTTTGGAATATGCGCTTCTTAAATCCCCTGGTGTATTTAGTGATAATCTTCTCAGCAGTTAACTGCCTAAAATACTCATCATGTAAATCATCATGGAAGTGAATGTAACCAGCGCCCTCATCCCTTATCCGCATCCTAGCGAACAACAAATCTTTAGCTGTATCTACACCAACAGGAAATAATAAACATTTGCCGATGTTATTCTTTGATGGCCTGCCAACAATGGCTTTACCTTCTCCACCAACACCTTTAATAGCAAAAACCCGTCTAGCATAG